ATGGCTCTAATACTTCAACGGTTCCGTTTATTACCCCTTGAAAAACAATCATTGCCCTATTAAAAATATCTTGGGTTTTTTGGTTTGACATTAAACCCTGAGCCAACAAATCTAAACCCTTAATGGCGGCACCAACTGCAAACCCCCCCTTAATAGATGTACCAAGTTTTTTAAATGATGTTTCGCCTTTCTTAGCCGCTTTGCTCGATTCCTCGATTCCATCAGCGGCCTTACCACCCGCTTTTTTTACATCGTTTAATTTATCGGCTAAATTATCGACAACTTTCGCACTGCCAGTATCATCGATATCGATTGTGAATTTTATTTTTTCGGCCATTGTTGTAGTCTTTTAAAATATGTGTATACATCCGCCCAATTGCGTTTAATTTTATTTTTCCCCTTAGCGATTTCCACCCTTTGGGATACTCCTCGCCATTCATCGGCTTGGACTAATTTTATTATTTCACCTATCATATTTTTTCTAATCTTAATTTGCAATAAACTACTTGAATAGTAACGGCGTGATTTTCTAAACAAGCAAACTTAACTTCGATAATTGAACCCTCGGTTAAATCAAAAACCTCGCTTATTGATGCGGTAACGGCCCGTTTTTCTAAATCCGCATAGGCCGATGTCACCAAGCCATTTATAGTGATTGAATAAGCCACAATATGGTTACTTGGATAAACTACCGAAACCTCCGCCGTTACTTTATACCTCGCCGAGGCGTTAATGGTCACGCTTCCCGAAGCATTGGTAAAATAGTAAGTGTTACCCAAACTTTGAACCGTGTTTAAACCTACTTTGATATACGAATTATCAGTAGGCGTAACGATGGTCACGGGTGCATCATTAAACACAACGGCCACACTTCGGTCCTTGACTAACTCATTAACAATATCCCTTACCTTTTGCATATTGGTTTGACCAAATGTTTTTTGGCCCAAAACGGTTACGCCCGTGCCACCACCAAATTGTGGCTTTGAATTTGTCACACCACGACCAACGGCATCCCCGTTCAAAGTTGTCAATCCATCGGTGTTGGTGGCTCCGTTAGTCCAACCCGTATTATTGCCCGAACTTGTGTAAGTCTGAACGTTTATATTCGGGTAACTAATTAAGACTAATTCGGCCCTTTCGTTCAGGATGTCGTATTGAATATTTTGGATTTTATAAAGGTTACCAGATACGCTAATGGTGTCGTTCATTTCCAATTGCAACCATTCATTCACGGGTAAAACCGAACTAAAATAAACGATTCGGCTTTTGCTCGACATAACCCTACTTAGGTAACTGCGGAAAAATTCAACATACAAAGTATTGGTGGGTGCGTTACCGCTAATCGTGGCCTCCATTCCAAACGCCAAACTATTCGTGGCCGATGTGGTCGGGAAATCTTGATACGATGAAATAAGCGGGTAACTGAATTGGTCTATGCCTTCCAATTGATAGGTATCGACTGCGATGGTTCTACGCTCAACAAAATACGCCAAATACAAATCGGCTTTTACTGGCTTAAAATCCCCATCCAACAAAACGGGTATTTGTAATTCGGTATCCCTTACAACGACATTTTTTAAATCCTTTTCCCGAATAAGCGATGGTACCAATAAAGTAAACGGGCTTTCTATTTCCAACGCCTCATCGGCAAAGTCCACTTCAGGCGATGCCTTCACACTTCCGTAAGCCTGATTGTTTACACTCGTATACTGCACGTTTGCGATATCTTCCGCCTCGGCGTGGCTCATTGTTATTTGCTTTGGGATAGGTACTTTTTCGTGCTTAATATCGACCATATCGATATAGCGAGTCCAATCCTTTTTAACCCCCAAAGCATAGTAATCATCGATATTATGTAAGGCAAATTCAGACGTACCCACGGGAATTAAAACGGCGTTAAAAGTCTTTAAAAAACCATTAATAAAATCCGATACCTTCATCGGTGGCATAACAACCTCAAAGTTTAAAGTGCTTCCGTTTATACCAAATGGAACTTCGATTATTTCAAATTTTAATCCCGTAAATGAATTGATTGCAAAATCTACATATTCAACTTGCAATAAATCGCCTTTGTTAAGTTGTAAAATACCCGTAAAACTAAACAATCCCGTTGCTACTATACGGTCAAACAATTGCGTTCCCTTAATCCAATTCATTCTAAATTGTGGCCCAAATCCACTTGCGGGGGCTACTAATGTACCACTAACCTTAATAGTGTAAGTTCCCGTAAAAGGAACTGTATAAACCCCCGAATTGTAAAGATTTAAAGGGTCAGATACTTCGGTTGTGTAGGTTATTTTTTGCCAATTATAACTTGGGGCTGACGTAAAAGTCGCTAAACTAACATCAATTTTAGCATCTACGTTATTAGTATTTTGTACTGGCCCCGCCCCGTTCATTGGGATGACAAATAAATCCGTAAAATTATCTCGGTCAAAAAGCGAACCGCTCAACGTGTAACCGATATCCAAAAAACAAGCCTTTACCATTTCGGTTAAAAGCAAAGCGGGCCTAAGGTCGTTTATAGCCAAACCGCCTTGATACAAATTATTGTCGATTACTGGAACCTTGCAATAACTCAAACCGATATGCCAATCGGCCACGGGATAAAGCACCTTGCCACTTAGCAAATTACCAAACCAAGAATCAATGACATTTGAATAATTGACCGTGTGATTGTATGCGGTCCAATTTACCATTGGTAAAGTTTTCTCACCAAAATCCGCAATCGCCGTTTTGCCTTGCCCGTAAAAAATCAAATTGTATTGGCGTGGTAATCCGTTTTTATACTCCACCCCCGTAAGTTCAACACACCCGTTGAAAATTGGAATCGAATGAATGTAGATTATTGCATCCAATTTTACATACGCATTCCAACCGCTAAGAACCGAATTTTCGTCAAAGTAATTGTCAAAGATTGGGTCGTTTACCGATGTACTTGGGATGTTGAATTGTTGGGTAAAATCGGTACGGGCTTGGGTGGTTAAAAAATCTTTTATAGCCCTTGTAAGTTGTATCGTTTCATCGCTGAACAAATCCACAACCTTACCATCAATAACAAGTGAAAATCTCATCGTACCACTTTATTTATTAAGGGTGAATTTACTTCCACGTTAATGGTATAGTCGATTAATTTATCGTTTGTTCTGGTCTTGAATCCAATGGATGCATCGGTAATGGTTGCGCTCTTAATTGCGCCATCTTGTAATAAAATATTATCGCTCAAATACATTTGTTGCACCGAGTCGTTATCATCTTCGGGAATGTAATTTGAATTTAGCGTGTATTTTTCTTTGGCGTTTACCAAGTACGGCGTATTTATTTGGTATCCGTAGGCCCATCGTGCGCTCATATCAGTTTGGGCAAACATTGCCCGTTGAAAAGTTTCACGGGTTACATCGATTTGGGTTCGGTGTAAGGCATTAAATACATACGATTCATAAACACCCCAACGGTTTAAAAAATGCAAAGGAATTAAGCCGTATCTATTTTGGCAAGGACGTTCAATTGCAAAGGCAAATTGAGTAACTCCCGCAGTGACTAATAAGGTGGCATCGCCACTTACCCCCGCATTTGTGTAAAGTTGCACCAAGTCCACCCCTTGTATCCGTGTAGCCGTACCCGTTACCGTATTTGGGGTAACCGCAGTAACGTCAATTTCCAATTCAGTAACCACGTTGGCATCAAACCAAACGTAATAACTTGGTGTGCCTATCGGTATAATAAATTTAGTTTTTGAGGTAAGCAATCCCGTAGTGACCAAAGGGTCGTTAAAACCATCGGCCATATATGTGTACCCATTTGTAGCCAAAACTACATTGGAGGTAATTAAAGAGGTCGAACCACCCGTATAAAAGCCTTGAACCTTAACGGCACAATTTACCGCCCCGCCGTTCACGTTTACCTTGTATCCCGAAGCCGTAAAAAAATCGTTAGTCAAATATTGCTGAACAATTTTATGGATATCGACAAATGCCCGACCACTTGCAAAAGTATCAGGAACTCGCTCAATAGTCGCAATGGGTGAGGCGGGTATGGTCGTGGTTCCAGTCCATACAAATACTTGAACTTTATATTGAAAGTTAGCCGATGCAAAAAGGGCATCAAAGAATTGGTAAATTATAGGGCTATTGGCCCCCACTACTCCACTGGGTTGTACGTTAAAATTCATCGGTTTGCTATTGAATTGGTTATATCTTGCCTTATGGCATCTTTAATAGGTTGGGTGTATTTGTCTAAGGTGTATCGCCGTGGCATTTTTACAAAGTCGAACGGCTCAATACCAAAGTGTTTTATTTTACGATTCATCATAAAAAACATAGCCTTGCGATTTGATTCGGTGTTCTTTATAAATTGCCCCGACTTAGGGTCCTTGGGTCTAAGGTTACGCATCTTCCCCCACTCCCTTAGTGTGCTTGGTGGGATTCCTTTGCCACCTTTATTTTTACCAAACGGTTGGCGGCCGTTTATTAACATTTGGCCGTATGAATCAAACTCAATTCCAAATTCTAAGCCATCGGCAACGGGTTGGATGCTTCGCACTAAATTTCCCGAAGCAACATAGTTAGCCCTTATCTTTTGCTTGGTTACGCTTGTTGGCTCCCACGATGAACCGACCTTTTTCCAACTGGCTCGGATAGCCGTGCGGGTATGCTTGGCTTGTAAAGTCAATTGGGCGGCCTTAGCCATAAAATTGGCGGCATCCTGAACAACGATAGCGGTTAATTTATACTTCATTATAGCAATCTATAACGGTTGGGGCTTTGCCCTCTATTGTTAAGGTAATTGTGTAACCCGCTAACACATCGGCCTCGGCATCAATAAACGGGTTAAACGTCAAAGGGTAAACGATATTTACATCTTCAGCGTATTGCAACCGCTTTTCCCGTACCTTTAAATTAAATAAAACGTAAAGTTCTTGCAAAACGTGAGCGTAATTCGTATTCTCGGTGTATCCTATTTCCGAATAAAGAACAACGGGATTCAATCCTTCGTTTTCGGTCTTCAGAAAATTCACAAGGTCCGCAATTATGATATTTACCGAATATGTGGCGATTTGTTCTTGAACGGTTATGTTATTTATGGTGACGTGTTGCAATGGATATACGTTCACGGCCTTAAATGACTTCTCGGTCATATTTCCGTGGCTATAATTCCAACCTAATTCATCGGCAATCTCTTTAAGTATGGCGAATATTCCGCCTAAATTATCTTTACTCATCGTTTTTTATTAATAATTTGTCGCTCAAGTTCAGCCATATCGCTTTTGTAAGCACCCCACACGAAAGAGGTATGAATGGGAAGTTGACTAACTTGTCTAAATTTTGTAACATCGCCTCCAGTGAGTAATTGTATGAACCCCATCCAACCCCATTTTTTTGAGAATTGGTTTTCATCAGCACTTCCTTCTTTTGTTCCAAAGATTTCAGGGTATAGGCCAATAAGTCGATTCCTAAACGCCAAAAAAAAAGCAGCGCACCGAACGCAACGTCACTCGGCATATCTTTAAAAGCATCGTTTACCTCGCCTTTATACGGGGCGATAAGGTAGCGTTTGCCTTGGCCTTCCTTTATGATAGGGCGATATAAAACGCTTAAAACTTTGTAAGTGTCTTTGGGTTCTTTTTGGTAGTTTTCAATATCTATAAACTCGCCCGTGGTGATATCATCAATATTCGGGATAAATCCGTATTTCACGCCCTTGTGTTCAAACGTCGTTTGAAGTTCGGGGGTTTCGTTTAAGAATTTAGAGATATGTTCTACGGCCTTATTTAATACCTTTAACGGCAAACGTGCGGTTTCTGAATTGGTAAGCCCTAAAAAAATACTTACGGCTTTTATACCCCGTTCCGTTTCCTCTTGATGGGGCAGTGAATTATATTCCACCATTTGATAAAGCGGCACTTCGCTCAGGTGGGTTGGTATCGTTATTTCCATACTTAAATAACGCCAATAAAAGCAAATGTTTTAACGCACGTCGTATTGACCGAAATTACGCTTAATCCCAATGGCTTCCATTTCGTGGTATCTGAACGCATCAAGTGCGTGGTCCACTCCAATGGGTCGATTCATAGTGTTGCCGCTTTTGTCCTTATCCCAAATGTACCCACGCAGTTCTTTGATTAAGTCGGTGCTTCGCTTAGTGATAAAATAGGCTTGCTCTTGCATAACCTGAATACCGTAGTTTATCGAGTCCTTACCTTTTGTCACCCCTCGGATTGTTTTGCCGTAACGCCTGATTTCCTCTATGCTTTTTGGCTCCGCAGAATCAGCGTAACAAATTACCCCGCTTTCAATGTGCTTGGCGATTTCCCCATTCATCATACCAGTGCGGTAAAGTATTTGGTCGATGTATCTTTGCCCATTAAATAAGTAAATTCCAACCAAGGCGGTCGGGTCGTTGCTATATCCAAAATCTAAGCCGTAGCCGATTAACTTTGCCTCATCGGGTATAGAGTCCACAAGTTGGTAATTACTGAATACAACGCCCTCCAAATTGCCTATTTCACCCAAGCCGTAAACTCTATGCCAATTCCGCCAATATTCAGACGTTTTGCCCTTTTGTTCTGCCTTTAAAATAAACTCAACGGATTTAAGTGGGGCGGCTTCATTGTCTTTGTAGGTTAAAATTATAAAATCAACGTCATCATCGTGTATAACCTCATTGTGAAACCAAAATTCCGTTGTTGGATTCCAATCTAAAAAAATAGATTGTTTGGTTCGCA